AGCAGTTGGGGCTACCCAATGTTCCCAATCATTAGTTAATAAATTACGTCGTATGTTTCTAGAAACTGACATTACACTTTATATTTTTTGTTATTTGTTTTAAAATTTTTCTTTATCATTATTGTTTTCATTACTATTCCTCAATTCTAAATGTATATTTATTATCAAATATTTCTTCATTGCCATCAGTATCAATTATTTTGAATAATAATCTATATTCCCGTCCATGTTGTAAACCATTAGTCCATAATTTTACATAATTTCCTTTTGTATCACAACTCACTTTAGTATAAGTATTATCAAATGGAATAATTACTTGTTCTGTGTAACTATCCCTTACACTATAATACGAAGATGATGGTAAATAATATACATTATTCTCTGAAAAGGTTGTTGTATATGTTTCCGTTGAATACAATTTTGTTCCTACTATTCTTAATTTAATTTTTTCATAGGCATTATATACATATCTCAAGTTTTTTATTTGTATAGATACTTCATTCATTGATGTATTAGTGCTTAATAATTCTGTTAATGATCCTGTTTCAAAATTACTATCATCCCACAACACTTCCATTCGAGGCACAAATTTTGAATACGAATCAAGAGAAAAGAATTTTAACGATCCTAATTCTTGACTACTTGATTCGTTTGAATTTAGATGTTTAACAATAAATCCATTATTCGGTATTGATTCAAAATGCCACATTGTTACTATATCTGTTACATCCATTCTTACATCAGTATCTTCATACGAAAAAGATTGTGTCTGTTCTGATCCCGTATACCATGTTCCACCGCCTATAATTGTTGAATAAAAATATGTAGATCCAGATGCAATTGAAGAAGTAACAACCCATCGAGTATCAGTTAATTCACTATCCATATTCCACCAACTTACTCCTTCTGTTGTTGCTTCTAATTTTGTTCCCGTTCCGCCTTGCCATGAACCTGAGACAGGGTGAGCGTTTAGAACATACTCTGGGTTTAAACCGTATGCCTCATAAGTATGTAAATTCAAATAATATTTTTCGCCATTATTTAATGCATCAGTTGGAATATCATCCATATCAAATTGTAATAATATTCTACTATTGTATGATTGTGAATTAACAGTTTTTGTTAATTCCAATGTATGATCAGATCCTACATTATAGAATTTATACATTTCATAAATAGTAGAATCTTTATAGGGAAAAATATTATGTATCATTTTCTTACCTTACAATCTTAAATATATGTTCATTATCAAATATTTGTTCATTACTATCTTCATCTACAATTTTAAATATAAATTTGTAATATCTTTCATGTTCTAATTCACCAGTCCAAAAATTAATATAATTACCAACAGTATCACAATTTACTTTAGTATAATTAGTATCAAATGGTATTATTGTTTTATCACTTGCAACATCAACTATACTATAATATGAAGATGATGGTAAAAAATAAACTGCTTTATATACAGACGTTGTAGAATATGTGCGTCTAGGATATTTTTGTCTACCATGTATTAAAACAGGAGTTTTAATATTTTGTTTATATTCTTTATTATGTGTCGTGTATAAAGTAATATCATTCAATTCAACATTCGATGTTATTAATGGAGTTAAAGAACCAGTATTAAAACTACTATCATCCCAACATATTTGCAATGAAGGTCTAAATATTGTATGTGTATCAGTTGAATAAAAATTAATATTACCAACGGCCTTTAAATCTACTTCTTTTGTATCGTCTCGTTTTAATATGAATCCATTATTATTATATGTATCATTGTTCCATTCATCTACAATATCAGTAACATTTAATCGAAGATCATTTGTTTGTATTTTATATGATTGTGATGCGATAGATGATGTATACCAACTACCACCTCCTGATGAGGATACATATGAATATTCTTCGCTTGATGATGCTACAAACCATGTTGTTGAATTAGTATCACTATATGTCCAAGATGCTCCATTAGTTATGATTGGAGTGTTATGTTTTCTTCCTGTTCCATTTTCCCAACTTCCGGATAATGGATATGACATTATATTAAATGAATGCGGTATAGACGTATCTTGTGTCGATATTAAATTTAAATAATATGACGCACTTACTGCTAGAGCATTCGTAGGGATGGAATCTAAATCAAATTGAACTAATATTCTTGAATTAGTAATTGTATTATTATCATATACTTTTTTTTCTAATTCTAATACCTGATCTATACCAGAATTTAATGTAGGAAATTCTTCATAAATAGTAGTATCTTTTATTGGATATATAGAAAAAATCATTAGTTACCTTTTATTATTGTTGTATTACCCTTCCCTTCAAATCATCATTTAAAAATCTTACTTCGAAAATTGATGGATCAAGACTGGGATATATTATATCTTTTTTTGTTGCACTTGGTATATCATATACATTACCAATATATCCAGAATTAATATCAAATAAATTCTTAATAGTTAATTTCATTACTGATTGAAGTCCTTTTATATTAGTCAATTCTCGTATAATATCTGATTTTATTATTGGTTGATTTATTTGAATATTACCTATATTAAAATAATTTTTTAATGATGTAATACAATTAGCCAATACCTCATGAGAATTGTAATCAGGTAATATTGTTATTTCAAAATCAACTCCAATGTTAATTATATATGCATCGCGAATGTCTATTGAATCAGTCAACATTCTATATTTATCGATATAAGTTACTAAATTTTCTTTTACCGCCTTATTTGCTGGTGTTAATCTTTTATTAGAATCATACGACAACACATATAAATTCAATGCCATTGGATTATTAACAACTTGAACATCTACATCATTTCTTGATAATTGTGTATCTTGCACAATAAATGCTTTTGCTATACTTCCAAACTTGGCTGGCATAGACAATGCACGTAATATATAATCATCACCAGTAACTGCTCTATCTTGTGCTGCAAAATATGACATTGCATTATGTCTTATTTCTTCTATTTCTTCAAAATCTCTACCGCCTGTTGCTGACACACTATTATTAACAGCAATTGAATTTTTAACTGTTTGCACAACATTTGTATCTATTGTGCTGTCCAATGTACCATATTGAATATCTTCTATTTGAGATAATGTATTTATCAACACATTTGATTTTAGCCCACCGCCAATACTATATTTAACAGTAAATGTCGTATTTTGTGGTGATTCTCCATAAGCATCAGTATATAAAAAGTTAGTAATATTCCAGGCATAATTTAATTTACTCATACCTGTTGGAGTCATCATTCCAACATTGTCAGTATTTGGCGTAATTTCTTCATCCAAGTTACTTACAACACCAGATCCAAATTGTAATTCAATTGTATTATCACTTCGGTATCTTGTTATATATCTTTTAGGCACTTTGATTAATTTTAATAACCAAGGTGTTTGTGATTTATATGGTGCTAATTCTGGGTCATTACTTTCTGTATTTGTTACTGCCTTAAAAATTGTATCTTGTGCTAAATATGGAACTTCATACCAATTATTACCATCTGAATCTATTATACTGTCAATTGATATAATATTAGTTTCTGGTAATGATATTTTTTGATATTTTTTTGGTTCTCCAAAATCAAATGTTTTTTCCTTTTGTCCGCCAGATTCTGCGTCAACTATTTTCTTTAATAAATAATATGTTGGTTCCCCATTTTCAACTGAATAAACCGATACTTCAGTTGGTGAACTACCAGAGTTTGCAAAATTTACATTATTCATTGTTCTAAAAATAGTATTACTATCTTCAACAGATGATATTCTCATGCCCCCTTGTATATCAAGCGCATATCTATAATCTGGCTTTATACTTTCTCCTGCTCCTATTGAAGGAATTATTTGATACACATCCAATTTAACTTTAGATGCGACAGTAGGTTTTGGTTTGTATCCTAAAGATTGTGCAAGTTGAACTACATTTTTTCGTTCTTCAGCATGCAACAATAACATTTCTTTCATTTGTTTATCAACATAATATGATAATACATCTCCAACATAGGCAGTCATTTCTATAAACATCATTGCAGGGTCGGAAGTATCAAAATCATTAAATGTATTTTGAAAATAACTCTTACTAAAATTTAATAGGTTATTCTTAAAATCGGTAAAATCTTTATTTAAGTATCGTATATCTTTCTTTAATGTTATATTAGACATAGTGTCCTCGTTAATTTGTAATATCTAAAATATCAACTGTTTCTGAGTCAAAAACAATATTATATTCTATCGATATTTTATTTATATGTTCGTTTATACTATCAGTATATATAGTTACATTTTTTATGCTCACATATGGCAACCACTCTTCTACTGCTGTTTCTATTGTTTGTTGAATATCATCCACAAGTGTTTCTGAATTTAATTCAAACAATTGTTTTCGCAAATTACATCCGTATGTAGGATGCATAATTCTTTCACCAGGATTTGTTAAAACTAAATTTCTAAGATTTGTTTTTGCTTGATCACGAGTTGTATAAGTAAGACCAAAAAATGAACTTTTATTAGCAACAATTGGTAAATCAACTCCAATAGCAACATTAGTATCTAAATCTAATGGATGTATTCTTATTTCACTCATTTACACTCCTAATGGTGGTAAATTATATTTGTTGCCGGATGAGGGTTTTGATTTACTCATTAATTGTGTTAATTTAGAATAATCTTTCGTAAATATATTGTTAATTATTTCCTGGTCTTCTGGGGTCGCATTCTGAACTATATGTTTTTTATCATCCGGAACTACATTTAATGCAGATGTAGTTGGTTGTCTAAACTTAGACTGTGCTCCACTTTTAGCATTATTACTTGTATAATCCAATGTTTCCCACTCTTCATCCATTCCAGTTTTATTATCAATATAACTTTCCTGCAACTCTTCTTTTAAGTTTGTATCTTTTGAAGATGTGTGACTCATAGCAGTTTCACTTAAAATTTTATTTAACAATGGGTCTTTACTAAAAATAGTTGCTGCAGATTTTCTTTGTTTAGATGTATTTTCTTTTGTGGGAAGTTGTGTAGAAGATTTATTTTTCTTTACAGAACGTTGTGAAGACGATTCATTTACTACTGATATATTTAAGGCAGTCGATATTTCTTCCTTGACAATTTTTCTAACTTCTGTGTTTAAATATTCTTTAAATATTCCTATTAATTCAGACTTTTTCATACGTTATCACTCCATAATATTTAATTTGAACTACCACTACCTAAAGGAAGTGGATTCCTGGACTGAATGAACTAATGTTCGATTCATATCTTCGCAGGCGTTAATTTCTGTCGTTCCGACAGTATTTTGATT